CACCCTCTGGATGGAATGCAAGATGCCTGGCGAGGCTCTGACTGTGGCGCAGCAGCTATTCTGGGACTCGTTCCCGGCCAAGAAGTGCATCGTCCACAACGAGCAAGAGGCGATTGAGGCGGTGCTTGGAAAGGAGATGCTGAAGTGAAATTCGAGAGCAGCCATGCCGTGATGGATGACGGCACAAAGTATTACGTCCACGCAAGAATCTTGGGGATTAACGATGAGTTGGAGGTGACATACGGCTATGACGGCGCTGTCCACTTTGAAGGCTACGGCTTCGATGATGAGCCGCCAATCCACACTCAGCATCGCCGAGAGATGGCTGATTACATGATCGCGTTGTGGACAAAATTTAGAAACCAACCGTGATCGACTGGAGCGACGAGCCTGACCTACCGCCCATCGAGGAGCTACACGCCGAGGCCAAAGCCATCTCTCGCATCGTCGAGCTACGCGAGGCGCGAGCGGGCCTCCAGTACGACCTGTGGTGGATCGAGCGAGAGATGCAACTAGCCGTAGCGTCGTTGCGGCAGGAGTAACAAAAGCGTAACTTTCTTTCGGGGCCGGGCGGCGTCGCCTACGCCGTGCCTAATCACGGCGTCCCCACCTACAACAAGCCCATTAGGGGGCCATGTGATTGAGTGGAAAGACGAAGAAGCGGCAGACATGCCGCCGATGGAGTTCCCGCCAGAGGCGCTGGATAAACGCCCGATCAAGAAAGGCAACGGCTCAAACGGTAGTCATCCAGCACCCGTAGAGTTGCCCGCCCCGATAGGCGAAAGCGCGTTCAGCCTTATTGAGCGCGACCTACCAGATCCGGTGCGGTTGTGTGACCCTTGGGCTACCGAGGGTGTCAATCTGATAGCCGGGAAGCCCAAACTAGGGAAGACAACTATTGAGCGCCAGAAGCTCGCCGCCGCCGCCGTTGGCGGGCCGTTCTTCGACTCCACATTCCCCAACCCGGTCAAGTGCGCTTTCTTGAGCCTAGAGGAGGGTGAATATCTCGCCCGCGCTAAATTCAAGATGGGCAACTTCCCTGACGAAGCCCTGGGTTCGATCCAGCTACATTTTGAGTGGCCGCGAGGGGCCGACGGGGTGAACCAGTTGGATGTCTATTTGAGGGCAAACCCCGCAATCAAACTGGTCTGCATCGACTCCCTCACCAAGTTCCGTTCAGTCCCAGATACCCGCGCCAATGCCTTCATCGAGGACTACAACGCGATAACCATGCTCCATGACCTGACCAAGGTACACCACGGCCTTTGCATCGACGTGATCCACCACACACGCAAGGCTAAGTCAGACGACCCTATGGACGACATCAGCGGCACCTACGGCCTCACCGCCGGCTGCGATTCCTATAGCGTGCTTCGCTACCACGCCGACGGAGCAATGATGCACATCGGAGGCCGGCTTTGGGCCAGGGACGACAACTCCTACCTCATCAAAAAGGTCGAAAACCAGCGTTGGGAGATGGTTGGACCTGACGGAGGCTTACCTGACGAACAGGTCGAAACTTTACGCCACGTCAAGGATAGCCTGCATGGCATGAGTGGTGTGAAGCTTGGAGAAATCCTCGGAATTAGTCGTCAAGCAGCATGGCAACGTCTTAATTTATTGTGCGAAAAAGGATTTGCCACTAGCAGAATGGGTAAGGTCTATGCGAAGTGAAAACAGCCTTTACGCTCTATATGCCTTTACATACCTGACGGTCAAGTATGTCAAGTATGTAATATAGTCAAGTCATCTTGGACAAACCAAGATCGTCTTAGGTACACTTCGCGCCTGCTCTAAAGGCGCTTTTCGGCCTCAGATCCGAGCTTCCAGGTCCTCTGGAGCCAGCACCATCACTTAAGTCATTGATAGTTATAGCTTGTTGTCCAATAGTCATTATGTTAAATAGGCAGCGCATTACAGGCTTAACTATCTGTATTTAAAGGCGATCTGACCATGAAAGAGAGCCTATTGGCTGGCTCGATGGGGGTGGGTACGGGTCTTTCTTGGTCGGCCTGGCCACGGTCAAGCTTAGGGTTCCCACGCTTGTACCTCGACGCTAGTTCACACCCCCTGTTTGCGTTTTTTGGTGGCGGCGGAAAAAGTTTGAAATTGACCGTTTTGAGATAAGGGCGTAGTTTCCGCGCTCATGTCAGCCGTCCCTTCTCCCTCTTCCTCTGCGGCTGACTTGGGGGACGAAAAAGCTGGCGTTAAGACTGGCGTTCCTTCAAGGCGCATAGCGGATGAGGATCTACCGGGGGTGATTGCGCGGTATTTGAAGGGTGAAGTGATCTCCGACATGGCCGCCGAGTTTGGGGTGACGAAGAAGGCGCTGTACAAGAGGCTGCACAAGTTCATGCTGGCGAGCGATGGGGAGTCTGGGTTTTCGGATTTGATCACGCAGTCGCTCGCGCAGAGGATTGCGGAGTCGGACCAGGAACTAGAAGGCGCGGAAACTCAGATTGAGGTCTCGAAGTGGAGTCAGTTGGGGAAGTTTGCCCGGATGGATTTTGAGAGAAAGAGGCCTGGGTTGTATGGGGCGAAGCCGGTGACGGTTAACTTCCAGACTGCGGTGGTGGACAGTGCTCTGGCGGAATCAATGCAGGCGTTGTTGGATCGTGTAGTTCCGCAGGAAAAGGTCATAGATGCCGACCTTGGCTGAACTTCTGCAAATGATAGGTTTGGGGCAGAATCCGGGCGCGATGGCGCAGACGCAAAACCCTAATTTACAGCGGATTTTGGAGGCTGCGCGAGCGAGGCAGATGCCGGCTCAAAGCCAACCCATGAATCCGCCCATGATCGGAGTACGAGGGTGAAATTCAGGCCGTTACAGGACAGGATCATCGTGAAATTGGTGCCCGAAACGACGGGCGTCGTCGTAGTGCTAAAGCCGCCTGCCGGCGAGACAAGGCGCAGGGGCGAGGTCGTGGCCGTAGGGGAGGGGACGCGCTTCTCGGGAGGGAATCTCGTCCCGGTAAAGGTCGTAAAAGGCGATGTCGTCCTATTCGAGAACGGGAGCGAGATAAAGATCGAGGGCGAGGAGATGATCCTGATCCGCGAGGGCGATGTGGTGGGGATTTGCGGCAACATCCACGAGGAACGCCTTGCCCGCTCAATACGAAAAAATTAAGGCCTCTTACATCGCGGCAGGCAAGCCTAAAAGCCTTGCCGAGAAGTTAGCCGCGATGACCTATAACGCGCACCGTAAGCCTGGGATGGCTCCGGTGACGCGCAATTCCGACAGTTTGCAGGCACGGCTGACGAAGAAGAAGTGAACGCCGCATTTGCCGCGAAGCTTCGCGCCCTGCCGATGGCGGACGCAATCCGCTACTGGGACGAGGCGGAGAAACTGGCAAGGCGCGAGGGGAAGCCAGAACAGGCCGTAAGAAGTCTCGCGCAAGCAGACCTTTTTTACCTGCTGGTCAGGTGCTGCGGCAGGACCGACATGCTGAACGACTTTGCCTTCGAGCGTTGCCGGGAAGTCGAGGCCTCCCCCAACGGACACCTGGATCTCTGGGCGCGGGAACACTTTAAGAGTTCGATTATCACCTTCGGGCTTACGATCCAGGACATCCTGAAGGACCCGGAAGTCACCTTCGGAATTTTCAACCACACGCGACCCATCGCCAAGGCGTTCCTGCGCCAGATCATGCGCGAACTGGAGGCGAATAAGATCCTCCACGCCGCGTTTCCTGACGTTCTCTGGGGCGAAGACACGCGGGCCGCGCCCAAGTGGAGTGAGGACGACGGAATCATCGTCAAGCGCCGCTCAAATCCGAATGAAGGAACGATCGAAGCATGGGGTCTGATAGATGGTCAGCCGACTTCCAAGCACTTCAAGATTTTGCTCTACGACGACGTGGTAGTCGCAGGAAGCGTCACTACTCCAGAAATGATTGCGAAAACAATGATGGAGATGGAGAGGAGCTATAACCTTGGTACTACTCCTGGAATTAAGCGTGCGGCTGGAACCAGATGGCATTTTAACGACGCTTATCGTACCGTCATCGACAGAGGCACATTTGAGGCGCGCGAGCATCCTGGCCGCGAGGGCGGCCTTGAAGAGGGAAAGTCGGTCTTTTGGAGCGAAGAAACTCATCGGGCAAAACGTCGAGATCAAGGGCCATATACCTACGCGGCGCAAATCCTCCTCAACCCGAAAGCCGACGCGCTCCAGGGCTTCAAGCGCGAGTGGCTGAGAAAGTACAAACGCATCGAGCCGGCGAGTCTCAACTGGTATCTGCTCGTAGACGCGGCTAGCTCTAAAAAGAAAGGCTCTGACTACACCGCGATCTGGGCCGTTGGTCTGGGGAAGGACGGAAACTACTACGCCATTCCCGAAGTGCGCGACAGGCTTAATCTCAAGGAGCGCGGCGACAGGCTTTTTGACTTGCACCGGAAATATAAGCCCAGGCAGGTGAGATATGAAAAGTACGGCCTGATGAGCGACATCGAGCACTACCAATCGCGGATGGAGAATGAAAACTACCGATTCACGATCACGGAAGTCGCAGGCCAAACCTCAAAGCCAGATCGAATCAAGCGCCTTATCCCTCTTTTTGAAGCTGGGCGCATCTGGCTCCCGGAAAGCCTCCATGTGTCGGATTGGCAAAAGACAGTGGTGGATAACGTACACGCCTTTATTGAGGAGGAGTTCTATCCGTTTCCCGTCGGGCTACATGACGATCTACTGGATTCCCTGTCAAGAATCGCGGAACCGGACCTGAAGCTCGTCTGGCCCAAGGAAGAAAAAAAAGAAGAATACGTCCCGCCCTCAAACATCAGGCACTCGGAAACGGCGTGGATGTCATGAGCGTTCCGTCGGTAATGTTCACTTTGGACTATGCCGATGGGAAGGCTATAGGCACCGCTGATATTGGCAAAGACACAATCGTCTGGCGCTGGAAGAACGAGGTCTACGAAATCCCGGCGCACAAGATCGACGGCCCCGCATGCTACAACGGCTTTTACTACGTCCTTCCTGTGGATCGCGTGCGCGAACTCGCCAAGGAACCAGATGACAGACCTTGAGAAGATTCACGCCTGCGCTATTGCGATGGAACTTCCCAACGTCAA